CAGCGCCAGAGTGACGGGTCGTACAGTAAGGGTAAAAGGGAAGCAATTCTCACTATTCCCATACTGAAATCAAACGGAACCATTGCCTTCAATACGTGGCGGTACTCGCAAGAGTATGACCCGGAGATTCCGGCCGCTTCCGAGAAGGATGGGCGCTTCCTTATGGCCCAGGTTCTGTTTGACTCGGAAACAGAGACGTTTAACACTACCGGTGGTATTCCGGTGTGAAAACGCTTCGAATCGCTGTACATCCAGTTGGCGATATTGAGTTAGTGTTCGTGTCAGTTGGACCACTCACACTCGGGCTTCGGCTTGATAGAGTACCGAACTGGCTTGCGAAATACCTGCGCCCCTCAAGCGTAGTGCACTAACATCACACAAAACATGAGGTATAAGATGGCATCGTTTCCAGGGTACTCCACCGATGTTGTAGCAATCCAAGTATTCCGGTTGCTACTGAGAGACTTCAGAGCTGTTGAGGGCCAGGATTTCGCCCGTCATGCAGAGCTTGCTCTGGACGGCGGAATCAAGAACTTCCGATCTTATGACTGGCCCAAAATCGGGAGCGTAACACCACACAGATTTAAGTGTTGGTATCAGTTACGGAATTTATTCAAACGGCATATCTTTTCTGATGACGTGTACACTGAAAAGGAGCTTGCTGAAAGGACCGAGGAATCGTTCCTTGAATCGCAGCTTTACTTTGCAGTGCACCGAGATAGGACACCGCGAACTCATGCGGTCCTGCAAGAGGCTCGTCGTATCGCGTCGCGTATTTTAGGCGCGTACGATTTTGATGAAGCCGCGTCATATGTTAAGATCGGTAGACGTGCGACTTTGGGTGGCCCTTTACACCAAGCCTTCCTTGACCAGAAGGTGGGCAACCCAAGAGCTTTCACGTGTCCCAGTGCTGCCAGGCAGTGGTTCTTCAACGACTATTTGCCAACTGATCCAGCTATGAGAAAGCTGGTCCGGGGTGTTTTCCGGAAGGCTAGGCGTCAAAACGAGACGCTTAACTTAGCAGCCGACTATCTCAACTTCGTCAAAGTTCCAAAGAGTTGGAAGATCTTCCGGGGCATAACCCCTTTATCGCTAATTGGACTATTCCTGTCCTACGCGATTGGTGGGTTAGTAACCGAAAGATTGCGAACAAATGCTAATTTGGATATACGTACACTGCAGTCAAAACACCGACGCCTTGCACGTAGATATTCCAAAGAAAACAGACACGTCGATGCGAGAGTAAACGCAAAGCGTGAACATGCTACCGTTGATCTTAAGACGGCAAGCGACTCGATAACGAGTGAGCATTTGAACGCTGTACTGCCTCGTGAATGGTACAGAGCGATCCGTACAACATTCATCAGGCACCTACGCCTAACAGACAGTGAGACGGAGCATTATACAACCTCCGT